AACGCACGCATCACCCCGACCCCGCCCGAAGTCTGGGCCGCCAGCGCGCCACAGAACCCGCTATTTCAACAGCTTATCGCACACATCCTGCGAACCGGACGGCAAATATGAGCGCATCTGCTAGCACAAATCCTGCAAAAGAACGGTGGATTCCGCCCAAGGCGTGGAAGCCCGGCCAATCCGGAAACCCCAAAGGCCGGGCCAAATCCCCCGTCGATATCGCAGCCCTCGCCCGCGTCCACGGACCCAAATGCGTCGCCGTCGTGGTCAAGCTCCTCACCAGCTCCGACGAACGCATCCGCCTCGCCGCCGCAACCGTGCTGATCGAGCGCGGCTTCGGCAAACCAGTGCAGCCCATCGCAGGCGACCCCGACAACCCGCTGACGCTGCGCTACGTCATCGAAATGCCGCCCGCCATCGAGAACAAGGAGGAATGGCGCCGCCGATACGCCCCGCCAATGATCGACACCGAGCCGGTCAAGGAATGATCACGCTCCACCCAGGCGACTGCCGCGAGGTGCTGGCCACGTTGCCGGCCGCCAGCGTTCAGTGCGTCGTCACCTCGCCGCCATACTACGGCCTGCGGGATTACGGCACCGCGCAGTGGGATGGCGGCGATGCGGAATGTGATCATGCCCAAAAGCGCAACATGGGCGCCACGACATTGCGGCTCGATGGGCGCGAGCACTTGGGCGCGTATGACGGCGAGAAGGCTACGCAGATCGGCATGCCATTCCGCGACGCCTGCGGCAAGTGCGGCGCCACGCGCATCGACCGCCAGATCGGGCTCGAGCCATCCCCGGACGAATACCTAGCCACCATGGTCGCCGTCTTCCGCGAGGTGCGCCGCGTGCTGCGCGATGACGGCACATGCTGGGTCAACATGGGGGATAGCTACAGCAGCGGCAGCGGTGGCGATAAGCGGATGGGCGATCCGTTCGACGCAAAGGCTGGCGGGGCCGCGCAGTGGCGATCGGCGGCACGTCCGCAAGTCGGTGCCAAGCCCAAGGACCTGCTGATGATGCCGGCGCGCCTTGCCCTCGCCCTCCAGGCGGACGGCTGGTGGCTGCGCTCGGACATCATCTGGCACAAGCCCAACCCGATGCCCGAGAGCGTCACCGATCGGCCCACCAGCGCGCATGAGCATGTGTTCCTGCTGACCAAGCGCGCGACGTATTATTACGACGCGGATGCTGTGAGGGAGCCGCACACGAACGGTGATTATTGGATTGGGCGCGCGCCGACACAGGTAAGCAAGGGCAACGGCGATCGCAATGACGCTGGCGGTCGCGCGGTCAGTGGAGATGCATCAGGCCGCAACCTGCGCAACGTCTGGACGATTGCCACCGCGCCCTATGCCGAGGCGCATTTCGCAACATTCCCGCCCGCGCTCGCCGAACGCTGCATCAAGGCCGGCAGCCGGCCGGGCGATACCATCCTCGATCCGTTCGCGGGCGCTGGCACCACGCTGCTCGTCGCCGACCGGCTCCAGCGCAACGCCATCGGCATCGAGTTGAACCCGGCATACACGCGACTGGCGATGCAGCGTTGCCACGACGATGCGCCGCTGTTCACGTCATGGCCGCCGGCGGACGATCCGGCGGACGCCCGCATGGCGGACCTGTTCGCAACCCGCGCGGCGGCGGACTGAGTCATGAGCGACACCCAGGAACGCACAACCCACACCGTCTGGCGCCCACAGCCCGGCCCGCAGGCGGCGTTCGTCCAGTGCCCGAATTTCGAGGTGTTCTTCGGCGGCGCACGCGGCGGCGGCAAGTCCTGGGGCGTCATCGGCGACTGGGCGCTGCACTCGGATCAATACGGCAAGGACGCTGTCGGCCTCATGATCCGACGCACCCGCATCGAATTGCTCGACCTGTTCGAGCAGGCCCGCGGCGTGTTCAGCCAGATCGGCGCCACCAGCACGTTCACGCCGCTCCGCATCACCATGCCCAACGGTGCGAGGCTGACGTTCGCATACCTCGAACGCGATCCCGACGCGGATCAATACCAGGGGCACAACTATACCCGGATTTACGTCGAGGAGATCGGCAACTTTCCATCTTCCCGGCCGGTGCTCAAGCTGATGGCGACGCTGCGATCGGGCGTTGGCGTGCCCGTGGGCTTACGCCTCACCGGCAATCCCGGCGGCCCCGGCCACGGCTGGGTCAAGGCGCGATACATCGATCCGGCCCCGATGGGCTGGCGCGAGATCATCGACAAGGCCACGGGGCTGGATCGCATCTACATCCCGAGCCGTGTGGCGGATAACAAATACCTCGGCCCCGACTACGTGCAGCGGCTCAAGGCCAGCGGCTCGCCCGAGCTGGTGCGCGCCTGGCTGGAGGGCGACTGGTCGGTCGTTTCGGGCGCGTTCTTCCCGGAGTTCTCCCTCGATCGCCACGTCATCGCGCCGCGCCCCATCCCCGAGCACTGGGCACGCTTCCGCAGCTTCGACTGGGGATCGGCCCGCCCCTTCTGCTGCCACTGGTGGGCGGTATCGGATGGCAGCGACCCGGACATCGCCCGCGGCGCGCTGGTGCTCTATCGCGAGTGGTATGGCATGCGGCCCGGCGAGCCCAACGTCGGGCTGAAGCTCACGGCCGAGGCGGTGGCGCAGGGCATCGCCGCACGCGAAACGGACGACCCACAGCCGATGCTTGGCGTGGCCGATCCGGCCATATTCGCGGAAGACGGCGGGCCGTCGATCGCACAGCGCATGATGGGCCAGGGCGTCATGTTCCGGCCGGCGGACAACAAGCGCGTGCCATCCCGCGGTGCGATGGGCGGCTGGGATCAGCTCCGGTCGCGGCTGGTGGGCGACGACGACGGGCGGCCGATGGCGCTGTTCTTCTCCACTGCGCGGGATCTCATCCGGACGTTGCCCGCGATGCAGCACGACGATGCGCGGCCCGAGGATATCGATACGGACGCAGAGGATCACTGCTGCGACTGCGCACGCTACGGGATGATGTCGCGGCCCTGGATCAAGGACGCGGTGAAGCCGCCCGTGCGCGATAGCTGGGACATCGCATTCGAGCGCGCTGGCGCCGAGCCGGTCGATGGATGGAGGGTGGCATGAGCAAGCTGGTCGCCACGCTCCAGCCCATCGGATTTTTTTGCTACTGCGGGAATCATTGGCTGGGGCACATGCCGAAGAACCTGCCCGACGAGGCATTCATTGCGTGGACCCGCGGCTTTAGCTGTCCGAAATGCGGCAATGAGGCCCTTACCATCTATCTGCGCGACGAAGCCGAGGAGGCCACGCCATGACCTACGACGGACTGAGCGGCGCGGAGTTCCAACGCCTCGTCGGCGACGACGTGGACAAATGGACCGACGCAGGCATCGAGGCCGCCGCCCGCCACGGCATGACCATCGAGCGCGAATGGCTCCGCGACCTGTTGGCAGATGCAATGGACGCCGCCCGCAGATTCAGCCGCCCGGTGGTGCCGGTAACCGAGGATGACAACCCATGAGCGCATTGCAGCCTTATCTGCTGCTGTCCGGATGGGTCATCACCAAGGATGGCGACGATACGGCGCGGGCTATCTTCCAGCGGCACTACAGCTACCGGCCATATGCGGACGGGCGCCGCCCGCTGCTGTTCACCGGACCCGGCGAGAAGCTGGTGCTGGTGCGCGGCGATGCGCGGGCGTTGTTCGTCTGGCGGCGGTTCGTCAGCGCCGATGGCCAGCAGGGCGTGAACTGCGCGGTGTTCAGGAACGAGGGTGCCGAACTGTCGTCTCGGCTGATTCGGGAGGCCGATGCGCTGGCAGATGCGCGCTGGCCGGGCGAGCGCCACTACACCTACGTGGCCCCGAAGCGCATTCGCAGCAGCAATCCCGGCTGTTGCTTCAAGGCGGCGGGGTGGCGAGCCTGCGGCACCACGAAATGGAATAAGTTGACGATACTGGAGCGTATGCCATGACCGTCCCCCGCGCGCTGTTCGCCGATCCGCCAACGGACCCCAACGCGGCCGAGGCCAGCGTCGCCAAGGGCGGCCCCGCCACGGACGGATACCCGCGCGATCTGGACGATGCCCACGCCCGGCTCGTCCGCTGGTTCGAGGAGTCGGAGAACACCGGCACCGACGCGCGGGATCGCAGCAACAGGGACCGCGATTACGTCACCGGCATTCAATGGACCCAGGCGGAACTCAAGGCGCTCGCCGATCGCCACCAGCCGCCGATCACGATCAACTATTGCAGCCGCAAGGTCGATCTCATGTGCGGCATCGAGAGGAAATCGCGCACCGACCCGAAAGCATATGCGCGCAACCCCAGCGACGAGGGCAAGGCATACGCGGCCACCCAGGTGCTGCGCTACATCGCCGAGCAGAACAAGCTCGATCAGGTGCGGAGCGCCGTCTACGAGAACATGCTGGTGGAGGGCGCCGGCGGCGGCGAGATCGGCCTGGAGGACGACGGCAAGGGTGGCGCGGAGATCACCATCACGGCGGTTCCATGGGATCGCTTGTGGTGGGACCCGCACAGCCGCCTGCCTGACTTCAGTGATGCCCGCTACAAGGGGCTCGTCATATGGCTGGACAAGGACCAGGCATACGAGATGTGGCCGGATGCGGAGGACGTCATCACGGACTCGTTCGCGTCCCGCGACGGCACGTTCTCCGATCGCCCCGACCATGTGATGTGGACCGACAGCACGCGCTCCCGCGTTCGCGTCGTTCAATGCCACTGGGAGGAAAAGGAGATCTGGTGGAACGCGACGTTCAGCCGCAGCGGGTTCCTGGCCCCGCCCACCAAATCCCCGTTCCTCGATCACAAGGGCGAGTCCGCCTGCGGGCTGGTGATGCAATCCGCGCACGTGGACCGGGAGAACAACCGTTACGGCATGGTTCGCGATATGATCTCGTTGCAGGACGAGATTAACAAACGGCGGTCCAAGGCGCTGCATCTGTTGGCGGTGGCCCAGGTCGTCGCCGAGAAGGGCGCGGTCAACGACGTTGACAAGGCGCGGCGCGAGGTCGCCAAGCCGGACGGCTTCATAGAAATCATGCCGGGGATGAAGTTCGAAATCCAGCACGGCGGCGAGATGGCCACCGGGCAAATGCACCTGTTGCAGCACGCGACGTCCGAGATGCAGGCCACCGGGCCGAACGCCAGCATGAGCGGCACCGATGACCGCGAGCTGTCGGGGCGGGCGATCCTGGCCCAGCAGGCGGGCGGGGCGGCGGCACATGAGCCGATCGCGGACGGACTGCGAACTTGGATGCAGAATGTGTACGAAATAGCGTGGCAGGCGGCGCGGCAATACTGGACGACCGGCAAATGGGTCAGGGTCACTGACGACCTGGGGACGACGAAATATGTCGGGATCAACCAGCCGGTGAC